GATGTCGCAGTCGGTGATCGAGTTGCCGTACATCGGGGTTGAGTCGGTGTTCAGCGAGCCGAGCTGGATGCCGTACCCGCAGTTGTAGATGTAGCAGCCGCGGATGTGGCTGTACTGGGGCATCCGGAGCTGGATCGCCGGCGTGCTGTTGCTGACGGTCCCGGTGTACGAGTTCTGGATGGTGCAGCCTTCGATCACGAGCCCGGTAGGGGATGTGAAGTGGACGAGGCTGTTGCCCGCGGTGGTCTGGTTGGCCTGGTTGCCGTCGAAGGTGAGACCCGGGCCGATCCGAACATTGCTCAGCGCGCTGGTGGCGTTAATGATGGGCGTGGTGGTGGCGGCGGCGAGGATGAGCGTTGCCGCCGCACCGCGGATCGTGGTGCCGCTTACAGCCGGGGCCAGCCCCGAGGAGATCTTGTACGTGCCGGCCGGGATGTAAACGGTTCCGCCGCCGGCGGGGACCGCGTTGAGCGCGTTCTGGATCGCGGCGGTGGAGTCCGCGGTGCCGGTGGGGTCGGCGCCGTACTGGGTGACGACGTTGATCCAGTCGACCACCGCCACCGCCGGGGAATGCACCTGGGCGAGAGTGATCTTCTTCGTCGTCCCGGTGCCGGCCATGCTGATGTCGTCGACGTCGACGACCGGCAGCACATCCGCGGAGGCGGGGGCGGTGATGGCCGTGTACGAGGTGATCTTGCCCATGGCCGTTCAGTCAACTAGACCCAGGCCCCCGACCGCGGGCAGGCGCGCCCTACCGGAACTGGATGTAGGCCACGTCAGGGATCCCGTCGAAGATGATCGGGACCGGCTCATACCCGTACACCTGCGGGGGGACCGGCAGCAGCGCCCACCCGCCGGTGTACACAGCGCCGCCCGCTTCGTCCTGCAGCTCCACCCCGGCTTCGTCCTGCAACGGCAGCCCGGCTTCGTCGAAGATGGTGTCGCCGGTGATCTGCTGGACCTGCCCCGGGATCGTGACGGTGTGCGACCCGGCCGGCTCGACAGCGTCCACGTCGTCGAGGGGGAGCGACACGGTGACCGGGGAGGTCTGCGGGTTGTAGATCAGCAGCCCGGACCCGACCGCGGGGTACACCCAGTCCCCCGACACCGGATTGGAGGTCATGTCGACAGGGTGGCCGTCATGGGCGCAGTCCTGCCGCGGGTACGGCCCCGGCGCCGCGGAGGTGATCCCGTAGCCGGCCTGGTAGGTCCAGTCGTAGACATCCTCGAAGTCGGGGGCCGTACCGGGGATGGCCGGGTCGTTCGGGTTCGGCATGGCACCCAGCATCCCAGCCGCCCGGCCCGTTAGCCTCCATGTGACGGGCGGGAAACGGCGGTAGTCCGCGATGCCCTGGGTTGTGCCGGCGAACACCCACGCTGTCGGTGACACCGGCCACACCAACGACCACAACGCGATGGCCACCGACCTGGCCCTCATCGCGGCCGCGCTGCCGGTGGTCAACAGCGGCCTGTCCGGCGCCACCGCCGCGACGAGGTTCGCGGGCGGCACCGTCTCCGGGGCGCCGAGCTCAGGTGTGTTCGCGACCGGCGACTTCGTCATCGACCAGTCGGGGAACATCTGGATCTGCACCGTCGCCGGGTCGCCGGGGACGTGGGTGCTGGCCGGGACCGGCGGCGGCGGCACGATGATCAACCCGATGACCACGACCGGGGACCTGATCAAGGCCGGGTCGGGCGGGTCACCGCAGCGGCTGGGCATCGGGTCTGCCGGGCAGTTCCTGACCGTATCCGGCGGCGCGCCGGCGTGGACGACAGCCGGCGTGGTCGACTGGCTGAACGTCGTCACCCAGTACGGCGCCGACCCCACCGGCACCGCCGACGCGACGACGGCGATCCAGAACGCCATCAACGCGGGCACCGGCCCGGTGTACCTCCCGGCCGGGACCTACAAGATCAGCTCACCGCTGACACTGGCCAACGGCACCATCATCATCGGGGACAGCGACGGCGGGTACGGCGGCGCGTACCCCCCAGGCATCACCGAGATCACCCTGGCCAGCGGCTCGAACTGCTCGATGATCCTGGCCCCGGCGACGGCGAACTACTGGAAACTGTCCGGCCTGCTGCTCAACGCGAACGGCGCCGGGCAGGCCGGGCCCGCGCAGACCGGCACGGCCGGGGCGGCGCTCCACGTCGAGGACGGCGGATCACCGGCGGAGCTGCAAGCCGAACTGGACGCCGTCTACATCGAGGACTCCTACAACGACGGCCTGTATATCGGGCTGAACCGGCGGGCCCTGTACGCGCGCAGGTGCAAGTTCATCGAATCCGGCAAGAACGGCTCAACCGTCTACGGCGCCGGCAGCGGGGTCACCTGCAACTACTCCGACCATGTGTTCGACGCCTGCCAGGTCGGCAGTTCCCTGCATCACGGGTACAACCTGACCGCCGCCAACGCATCCTCTATCCGGATCACCAACGGGGACATTTACGGCAACGGGCAGGACTGGGCGGCGGTCACCCCGACCACCGTCGCGGCCGGGTCGAACGGGCAGGCAGTCTCCGGGCTGACCGGCGCCGGGGTCCTCAACGTCGCATCCACCAGCGGGTTCCCGTCGGCCGGGTCGCTGCTGATCAACGTGTCCACCGGCCAGGTTGCCGTGTCCTACACCGGGACCAGCGGCGGCAACCAGTTCACCGGGGTGGTCGTATCCGCCACGCAAGGCAACCAGGGCGGCACCCTGGCCACCGGCCAGGGGGTGTACCTGCTCGGCGGCGACGCGATCCACGTCGGCTCCCAGTGCTCAGGTATCTACATCGCCGGGAACTCCCTGGACCGCAACCTGGGCTGCGGCGTGTTCGCGGAAACCTCCGTCGTGGGCGTCAAGATCACCGGCAACCGCTTCACCTCGAACAGTGCCGCCGCTAACGGGCTGCTCCCGCACCTGATGATGATCAGCCCGCAGGCGAACGGGGTCACGTTCGCCGGGAACGGCGTCGAGCCGCTGGCCAGCGGCTACTCCAACCTTGCCAGTTACGTCGCGCAGTGCAACGGGACGGGCCGCTGGTACGACGTCGCCAACTCGTGGGCCTCCAGTTACGTTTCCACCGGTTCCTACACCAACCTCGCCGCCGGGCTGCAGCCGTTCTCCAACGGCACGTTCCTGGTGCAGTCCAACAACACCGGGACCGTCACCCAGCAGGTCAAGGCCCTGTCCGGGCAGACAGCCGACCTGACCCAGTGGCAGAACAGCGGCGGCACCCCGCTCGCGAAGGTCGATGACACCGGCGCTGTCACCGCGCCGCTGCTGGCGGCCAGCGGGCTCACCGGGGCGGTCGCCGCGGCCAGGTTCGTGGGCGGCACCGCCTCGGGTGCGCCGACTTCGGGGACGTTCGCCGTCGGCGACTTCGTGATCGACCAGACCGGCCACATTTACATCTGCACTACCGCCGGGACGCCGGGCACATGGGCCAACGCCGGGTCCTCCTCGGGGGTGTCGACGTTCAACTCGAGGTCCGGGGCGGTGGTCCCGGGGAACGCCGACTACCTCGCGGTGGCCTCGGGTGGGCTGACCGGCGCGACCACCGCCACGAGGTTCGTCGGCGGGACCGCGTCGGCCGCCCCGAGCTCGGGGACGTTCAGCACGGGCGATTTCGTGGTCACCCAGTCGGGGCTGATCTTCATCTGCACCGCCGGCGGGTCCCCGGGCACATGGAGCAGCGGGTATGCGCTGCTGTCCGGCGCGACGATGACCGGGTACCTGGCCCCCGCCGTCGTCGCGCTGACGTTCGTCGGGTCCGGCACCACCCTGGTCAACGCCGCGCTGGGGAACGACTTCCGGCTGACCGTGACCGCGTCGACGACAACGATCGGGAACCCCTCCAACCCGGTGGACGGGCAGCGGATCGACTTCACGATCACCCAAGGCGGCGCCGGGTCATTCACCGTCGCCTGGGGAGGCAACTACGACTTCGGCGCCGCCGGGACACCCACCTTGTCGACCGCCGCCGGCGCGATCGACATCATCGGGTTCGTCTACAACGCCGCCAAGGGCAAATGGCTGGCCCTCGGCGCGGCGTTCGGGTTCTGACCGGTGCCCACTGTCACCCTGACCTCCGCATCGACATCGCCATGGCCGGTGCCGTACGGCGTCACCCAGATCTCCGTCGAGGCGTGGGGGGAAGGGGCGATCGGCGGCGGGCAGTCCACCCACGGCGGCGGCGCCGGCGAATACGCCGCCGAGGCCACCCTGAACGTGCCGTCCGGCGGGACCTGCCCGTTCACCATCGGTGCTGGTGACACAGGCACGAACACCACCTTCGCGGGTAGCACGGTGACGGTGACCGCGCACGCCGGCACCGCCGGTACGGGCACCGGCGCTGGCGGGACGGGCAGCAGCAACAGCGTCCATGAGAACGGCGGGTCGGGGGGTGCCGGGGCCGGGTCAGGGCTGAACAAGGCCGGCGGTGGCGGCGGCGGGTCCGGTGGCGCTTCCGGGGCCGGAGGCAACGGCGGTGCCGCGTCAGGTTCGACCCCGGGGTCTGCCGGGACGGCCGGGTCCGGGTCCCCTGGGGGCGCGGCGGGCGGCGCCGGGGCTAGCCCCGGCGCCGGGACGGCGCCCTCCGGTACGGCACCCGGTGGCGGTGGCGGCGGGGCTGGCACGTCCGGGACGGCGGGGGCCGGTGCCGGCGGGCAGATCATCATCACCTACGCCACCCCGCAGACGGGGACGTTGCTGCTGAAGTTCCCCTGACTCTGGCGGCAGCCAGGAACCGGGCGTAGAATCCGCAGTAAGGCGGGCCGCTCTTGGGCCAAGGCGACACACGGACTCAAACCTGCTGCGGCTCAGCTCAACCGGATACGTACCCGCGGCCCGCCCCCCAGGCTTCACCACACAGGAGGACCGATGCCCACGATCCACGTCGACGCCACCGCATGGTTCGACACCCTCAAGCCGATCAACCCGCCCCGCTTCGACGACCAGCACCCGAACTGGTGCACACGCCACTACGCCCCCGCGATCCGCCTCCACGGTGACGGCACCGGGGTGTCCCTCGACCTCGCCAAGCAGATCGTCGACCTGATCCGCCCCCAGCTGCCTGCGGCCCGGCCGATCACGAACGGGCAGATCCTCGAGTACCTCCGCACCGCCGGCCCGTGGTGCTGCATCGCAGGTGACGACCGGATGTACACGATCTGGGCCCGTTGGCTCCCCGCAACGTAGAAGCTGCCGGTAGTCTGGGTCCGATCCTTGGCAGGCCCCCCGCTGCCAGGGCCTACGCGGGCCGCTCGTCCTCCCCCCCGACGAGCGGCCCGCCTTCTTTCAGGCCGCGTACTCGTTTTCGGTGACCCGCCCGGCTTGCAGGACGTACTCGCCGTACACCAGCGTCTCGGCCGGGTCGAACCACATCCACACCTCGGCCAGCACCGCCGCGCCGGATACCAGGTTCAGGTGCGGTCCTTCCCGGCCGTCGTCGCGGATGTGCCGGGCTTCGCGGGCCTGACGGCCCCGGACCACCCGACGGCCGGTCCGCTGCTCGATCAGCCTCACCGCCCCGCCCGGATCACCGATGGGCGCGGCCTGCATCAGCTCCGGGACCGGATCCCCGAACTGCGGCGGGTACCACTCCACGGACAGCATGAACGGCACCCCGGCGTGGTCGTAGTGGATCTGCTCCCGGCGGATCACGGGGGTCAGCCCGTCCATCCTGACGGGTTGCAGGCCGAGCAGCGGCCGCACATACGCGGGGGCATCGACCAGGCCGGCGTTGAGGACCTCGACCCGTTCGGAGGCGGGGAACCGGGTCCAGGTGAGCCGCTGCTGCGGGCCGGCCACGGTCCGGCCCGGGCGGGCCACGTACCCGCGGCCGGTTGATTCGGCGACCCCGTCGGTTTCCAGCCAGCCTAGCGCCCGGTGCGCCGTCGACCGGGACACCCGGTATTCGGCGGCGAGGTCGGTGACGGACGGCAGCAGCGCGCCGTCCGGGTATTCACCGGCTGATATTCCGGCTGAGAGCCGGTCGTGGATCTGCTCGGCGAGCGGCTTGGGCCGCTCCAGTGGTCCGGACATGAAACCGGCCTCCCGTGTGTTGTAGAAATACGTGCGTCCGGTAGTGGCTGATTATCTTGCCACGGGACAAGTGTCTGTTGTTCTATGGATAGCACGCGCACTGGCTGACTGGAAAGGAACCTGGCGTGACGGGCGAAGCATCAGGCAAGCGGATCCGTGATATCCGGCTGTCCGGCGCGTGGATGCCGCGGACCGCGATCGCTGTCGGGGTCGGCACCACCATCGCGATGAACGTCTACGGCGGCCTGTGGGACGGCGGGACGGGCGGCGCGGTGGTCGCCGCGCTATACCCGGTCGCGCTCGTGGTGTCGCTGGAGACGCTGATCTGGATGGTCCGCCGCGGGAAGGGCTGGATCCCGGTGGCGGATCACTGGGAGCAGTGGTGCGCTGTGCTGGCCCTCGCGGGGCTGGCCGTCATCACCGGGATCATCTCCTACCTGCACGCGCTGACGGTACTGCAGCGGACCGGCAGTTACGCGGTGGTTGCGCACCTGGGGCCGCTGGTCCCGGACCAGCTGATCCTGACGGGGACGCTGGCGCTGATGGCGGCGGCGCGGCTGACCGCCGGGCAGGCCAAGACCACGGCAACGACTACGACGGTCAAGGAGCCCGCCAAGGCCACACGGCAGGCGCGGCCCCCGAAGGCGCGCCGTTCCGGCCCTGGCCGCCCCGAAATCGAGGTCGTCCTGCCGGACGGCGCGCTGGCCGCTGCGGTCGCTGCGAACGTCCCGGCCCGCCGGTTCAAGCCGTGGGTCTTCGAGAACTACCAGGTCACCGTCGACATCAGCCGGTACAAGGCCAACGAGCTGCTTAAGGGCGCCCGCACGAACGGCCACAACCACGGGGAGGCGTGATGGCCAAACGGAACCTGGAACTGCTGATCGTCCGGAACAACCGGGTCGAGGACCGGGTCGACGCGGTCGGCGACCCGGAAGACATCTCCTGGCTGGAAGGGCGGCTCCGCGGGTGGCTGCAGGGCGGCCACTGGCACGAGAAGACCTGGGCGCAGTTCGAGGTCCGGGCCCGGGAAGCGTCCGGCGGGCAGACGATCAGCACCGCGAGGGTCGTATGAGCCGCCACGGGGCGTACGCCAACCGGAACCGGGCGCACCGCGACTACCAGGCCCGGGTGCTGGAGCTGGCCCGGGCGCAGGGGTCGTGGGAGGAGCTGCGGGTCACGTTCGACGCGTTCCGGGCGGCGGTGAAGCTGCTCCGCAAACGCCGCCCCCCCCGGGGGACACCGCCGGGTGTGCATGAGACCCAGGCCGAGACGCTGACCCGGCAGGCCATCAGCTATCTCGCCGAGCTGGCCCGGCGGATCGACGCGGGGGACTTCGACGCGAGGAAGGCGACCTGACATGACGCTCTACAGCGTCCCCGACCGGGACGAGCACGACCCGGAGGAAGGAAGTCCCGGAACTTCCCCCGAGCTCCGATCGACTGCGCAGACACACGCGCCCGCGCGTAGCATCCGCCCCCCGGCCCCGTCAACTTCCCCCGCGGAAGCGGTGGCGGCGCCGGAGTTCGGGGCGTGGCTCACCGGGGCGGTGGAGTGGCTCACCGGGGTGCTGGACAAGCCCGGGACCCTGCTCCACGCGGGCCCGCCGTCGTTCCGGCAGGCCCACGCCCGGCACGTCGAATGCGCCTCCCACCATCAGTGGGCCGTCGCCCGGTCGGGGCGGCTGCTGTTCGGTTACATCCACCTGGCGTGCGTCAAGCCCGCCCTGAACTACCTGGAGTGGGCGACCGACTCGCCGCTCCGCCTGACCATCCATGTCCTGCTCGGGGTGGCCGTGTGGCTGACCCTGCTGCTGGGCGGCTACCTGTAACGGAGGCCTCTCGTGTTCCTCGGTATCAGCCCCGACCAGTGGGGCGCCATTCTCCTGGTCATCTCGGTCGTCTTGTACTTCCTGCGGATCTTCGCGAAGCTCCGGGCGGTCCTCGCGTTCCTGGGGGTGTGCCTGCTCGGCGGGGGCCTGTTCTCCTCGTTGCTGGTCCGCGGCGCGCATGCGGTGTCGTCGCTGACCGACTCGCTGGTCGGGAAGATCTTCGGGGTGGCGGTCCCCGGCCTGATCGTGATCGTGCTGGGGATCTTTTTCATCCACGACCTGCACCCCAAGGGCGGCGGCGCGTCGAAGCGGACGTTCTGGCTGGGAATCGCGCTGGCCGCTTTCCTCGTCGCTGGCGTGTCGACGTTCGCCACCCTGAACGGAATACCGGCCGACGTGCATAACGGCGTGTCGACCGTGACGTCCGGTGGCTGACAATGGCTGAGCTGCTCGCGATCCTGATCATCGCCTACGCGGTCAAGGCGATGATCCAGGACTCCAAGACATCCTGGCAGGCGCACCGGACGCGGAACCCGAAGAAGGCCGGTAACCGGACCGGGCTGCGGGATCTGGCGTACTGGCTGCATCAGGTGGCGCATGGTTTCCCGACCGCCCGGCACGGGTTCATGTCGGGGTGGCACCGCGGCCGCAACGCCCACCATCAGGCGATGACCGCCGGGGCCCGGGCCCGCGCGGAGCACGCCGAGCAGCGAGTGAAGGTCGGCACGGACCTGGCCGGCTACCGGCAGCGGCGCCAAGACGCGCTGGCCCAGCTGGACGAGCAGCACAAGCGGGCGATGGCTGACGCGTACAAGGACCTGGACGAGCAGAAGCCCCCGCCGGACCCGGACGCCAGCCCGTACACATACCAGCCGCCCGGACCGCCAGCACCGTGGCCGGACATGGACCAGCACGACCCGCCGGACCCCGACCCGGGGCCGGCGAACACCAGTCAGCAGGGAGACAGCACCATGGGCGAAACCAACTACGCGGGTGTCAAGACCCGCATGCAGCAGGACATGACGACCGCTGAGCAGCAGGCCGCCGACGCGAAGGCCGCTGAGGCCGGCGCGGAGCAGCGGGTCCAGGAAGCCGAGCAGGCCAAAACGTACGCGGCGAACACGGCCGATGAGATGCAGTCCCTCGAGGTGGACGGGGGCACGCTCGGCGCGATGGCGGAGCACCTGGACGCCCTCGACGCCGCGAAGGTCGCCGAGCAGAACCTTTTCGAGGCTGTGCAGGCCGCCCATCAGGCGTGGCAGCGGGTGCAGGAGTCCGCGCAGCAGGTGATCACCGCGATGGACGCGGGCGGTCACGGGAACCTGGCCGAAGCCCACGCGGACGCTGCCGCCGGCGGCGCCCAGAAGGAGTTCTACACCGAAAGGTGACCCTGATGGCGCGTCGCACGCAGTCAAAGCCCCGCCGGACCCGTCAGGAGGTCCCGCGGTTCAGCAAGCCTGCCCGGGCGGCGCGCCGCCGTCAGGGGCTGCCGTTCTGGGCGTCGGAGTCCCAGGGCCTCCCGTTCTGGTCGCAGCCCACCCGCGGTGGGCGCGGGGGTATCCCGGCGGGGGTGATGTCGGAGCGGGACGCGCGCCGGTTCGCGGAGCAGTTCGCGGCGCGGCTCACCGACGCGATGGGCCAGCAGGCGGCGGGCGCGCCGGTGATCCGCGGGCGGGTCGACTACGGCAGTGAGGTCGTCCGCCGTAAGCCGGTGGCGCCGCCGCAGCCGAGGTTGCGGACGTGGCGGTTCCGGCGGCATGTCCAGCCGTTCGCGTGGCTGGCCGCGCTGATCGCGGCCGGGGCGGGGCTGGGTCATGTCCCGCATCACCCGCTGTGGTGGGGCCTGGCCGCCGGTGTGCTGGTGCCGCTCGGCATGGTCTCGGTGGCCGGGCAGCGCCGTAAGGACTGCACGCAGGTGTTCTCCGGGTGGGTGCGGCGGTTCACCCGCTGGCAGGCGCTGGCGACGTCGGTGTGGCTGCCGGTGATGGCCGCCTACGGGATCCGGCCGGCAGCGCCGTGGGTGCTGGTGTCCTGCGCGCCGTTCCTGGCGTTGTGGGTGCGGCACTACCGGTGGGTGCAGGGCAAGGTTGAGGTCCCCCCGGCCGCGCCTGCCGGCCCGTCGGATGACACGCGGACGTGGGCGGCGCTGGCCGGGCAGCAGAAGTGGAAGGCGATCCTCGGCCCCGCTGAACCCTTGGATGGCGGGGGGCGCCGGTTCAAGGTGCAGTGCGACGGGGTCAAGACCGTCATCAAGGACATCGTGGGGAAACCCGACAACGTGGCCGGGGCGTGGCACCGGCCGGTGACCGAATGTTTCGCGGAGCGGGACCCGCAGGGGGTCGCGTCGCGGGGGTACCTGACGATCCTGGGGTCCTCGACGCTGCAGGACACCCGCTGGTGGGACGGGCGGGGGATGGACAAGCGGACCGGGCTGGTGCGGATCGGCCGGTTCGCGGACGGGCAGACGGCGCACACCAAGTGGTACACCCCCCGGTACGGCACCCGGCATGACCTGTTCTCCGGGACGACCGGGTGCGGGAAGACGGAGCTGCTGAACCTGTACGTGTTCGCGGCGCTGCTGACCGGCTGGTTCGTGCCGGTGATCTGCGACCCGCAGGAAGGCCAGTCGCTGCCGTTCTGGCAGGACCGGTGCCTGTACGCGTCAGGGGTCGGGCAGGTGGAGAGGCGGATCCGCGGGTTGCACGCCGGGTTCCTGGACCGGTCGTCGGTGCTCGGCCGGACCCCGTGGAACGACGACGGGGTCCGCATGCCGGGGATGCCGTTTTTCGACTATGAGCTGCTCGGCGGGCGGTGGCCTATGGTGCTGGTCATCATCGACGAGGCCCACATGGTCCTGCGGGACGGCGACAAGCAGCAACGGCAGATCGTCGCCTACGTGCTGGAGATGGCGAGGCTGATCCGCAAGGCGGGCGGCAAGATGGTGCTGGCCACGCAGGTGCCCGGCCTGGAGGACCTCGGCGGGAAGCAGGCGTTGCGGGACATGCTCCGCGGCGGGAACGTGTGGTCCGGGCGGACCGCGAACAAGGTCGCGTCGGGGATGCTGGGGCTGGCTAAGGACCCGTCGGAGATCCCCCGGTTCTTCGGTGACCAGACGGAAACCGCCGGGCTGTCCTACACCGCGGGGCCGGATAACCGGCCGGACGCGCCGATGCGGACCGACCGGATACCGAAGGAGCTGTACCGGAACCCGCCGCCGGTCCCGGTGCTGGATGACCGGTTCCTTGAGGTGATGGACCGGGCGATGCGGGAGGCGGTGTCACCTTCGTCCACAGTGGCACCCGTCACGGGGGCACCGGCACCGGCCGGCGCGGTCCCTGCGCCGCGCCGGCCGCTGTTCGGGGCCCGGCACCTGACCGCCGTCCCCGACCTCGACCCGGAGGATGCCCCGGCCGGGCGGCGGTGCGCCGACGCGGTGCTGCGGGTCCTGACCGCCGACGGGGGTCCGCTGGAGCGGGGGGTCATCATCGAGCGGGCCGGGCTGGTGTCGAAGGAGTGGGGCCGTCGGTCGCCGTGGACGATCAAGGCGGTCGGGAACGCTCTGCAGGCCATGACCGCCTCGGGGACGATCGTCCAGCCCGCTGGGAAGGGCACCGCCTACCGCATCCGGTAACCCCCGGGTGACGCCACGTTCAGGAGGACACCAGTGACTGCTCGGCGTAAGGCCCCGTACCGGGGTGTCATCTTCGGGTCTGCGGCCGCCGCCGGGCCGGTGGCGTGGCAGTGGGCCGGTGAGGCGGGCCACGCCGGCGGGCTGGCCGCCCTGACGGTGGCGGGCCTGGTGGTGGTGCCGGTGGTGATGCTGGCGGTGATCACCACGCCGGTGGCGCTGGCCAAGGCGGCGGTCCCCAAAAGGTTGCGGCGGTGGTGGCGGCGCGGCGGGCACTGGTGGCGGCCCGGCGCGGCCAGGCACCCTAGGCCGAAGGCGCTGCTGGTCCGGATGGTCCGGGCGGCTGACCGGAACCGGTGTGTCGGCTGCGGCATCACCCAGGCGCAGCTCGCTGCGCTGAACATGATGGCCGCGCCATGGGAGGGGCAGCGGCGCCGGTCCGGGATGCAGCTGGATCACTTTTTCCCGTTCGCGCTGGGCGGCAACCTGATCCTGTGGAACCTGTTCCTGCTGTGCCCCCGCTGTAACCAGATCAAGTCCAACTACTGGCGGGACCCGGACACCGGGCGGGTCACGTACCGGCCGTTCTGGGGGCTGGCCGACCGGCATGAGGCAGCCCGGATCGCCCGCCTGGAGTGGCTGCACCGGTTCAACCTGGCCCGGTGGTGGCGCGCCGCGTGGGCGCTGTGAGGGGTTCTACCTAACCTGGGTGGTGGCGGGCGCCACACCCCGGATTGAGGGGCGGGATTGTTGTGCGGCTGACCGAGGATGAGGCTGATTCGATGGCGGCGAACTGCGGTCGCTGCTGGGCCAAGCCCGGCGACCGGTGTGTCACCCCGGCCGGGGGACGGTGCGACCGGCCGCACCAGGCGAGGGTCCGGCGGGCGGTGCGGCGGGGGCTGGGCGGCGGGGTGGGCCGCGCTTTGCTGGCGCAGTGGCGTGCCGACGGCAAGGTCGAGGCGGCGCCGGTTACTGTGGGGGCATGCCCGCCGACGACGTGACCCGGACGAAGGTCGCGGATCGCCGCGCTGCGGTGCTCCGGGCGATGGCCGCCGGTTTCACGTGGACCCAGATCGCGGACACGGTCGACGGGGTCAAGACCGCCCGGCAGGCGGCGGAGGACGCCCGGCAGGGCCTTCACGATCAGATGGTGCTCCGCAAGCTCGCCGCCGGGGACCGGGACGCCCTCATCGAACTCGAGCTGGTTTCCCTCGGGTCGGTGCAGCGGACCGTCGAGGGGATCATGCGCCGCGCCGCCGCGGACCCCGGCAAGGGTGACGACATGGCGTTGCGGGCGGCGCAGCGGCTGCTGCAGGTCGCCGCTAAACGGCATGAGCTCCTCGGCCTGACCCACGGCCCGCAAGCCGGGCAGCCGGCGGATGAACTGGCGGCGCGGCGCGCCCGGCTGGGTGTGCGCCGCGGAACCGGCTGACATCGGCTGTGCCAGGCCGTTAGGGTCAGGGGTCATGACCAACGCGGCCCCAGCCCCCGCCCAGCAGGCCACCCTCCTGGCGGTCAAGCAGCTGATCGTCGCGCTGTACCAGCAGCTCGCCGCCATCCAGACGACCCTTGGAGTGATCATGACCGAAGACGCGACCGCGGCTGCTGAGGCCGCCGACATCCTCGCGCAGGAGTCCGCCGCCACGGCGGTGCTGCAGCAGATCCAGGCTGCGTTCGCGACCGTGCTGGCTGACGCCGCGTCCGCGGGGCTGTCCCCGACCACCATCGCGTCGCTGCAGCAGGCGCAGGCCGCCGCTGACGCGTTCGGTCAGGCGATCGCCGCGGCCGGGTCGGCTGACGCGGCGAACGTGCCGCCTGCCGCCACGCCGCCGCCGGCCGGCTAAAGGCTGCCCCCCCTGGGCAACGGCAGCAGCCCGTCATCTCCCTGCGGTGGCGGGCTGTTTGCTGCTCAGAGCGGCTTGCCGCCCGCCAGGGCCTCCGCGAACACGCGGGTGATCGTCTCCTCGGCGATCCCCACCCCGGTTTTGCCGATGGTCAGGACCGCGCTGGACATCACCGCGGCATCCTGCCCGGTGACTTCCTCGATGAGTCTGCTCGCCCCGGCGTGCCGGTCGGTGCGGCGCATCCCGAGGGGTCCCAGGATGGCCCCGGCGGGTCTGTCGCCGGCGTCCAGTTCCTGGCATGCGGCGGCGGTGAGCCGGGCGGGGAGCCATAGCAGCGACGTGGACGCCGCGACCTGGCCGTCGGCGATGAGCAGGCCGTGCCGCCAGTGGCAGGCCATCTCTCCCTCGGCGTCGAGGCGGTGCTGCTCCCGGCTGGTGAGGGGACGTTCCCCGGAGGCGAGGACCTGGAGTTGCACGGGGCCCTGGGTCATGTCTTCGAGCAGGGCAGTGAGGGGTTTCGGGGAGGCGTTCATCCAGGCGGCTAGCACGACGGCGACGTCTGCGGCGGCCACGCCTTGGTAGAGCGACGACACAAGCATGCGCGCATTGTAAGCATCCCGTAACTTAATCCGCTAGACCCTCTTGAACTCTCCGCGCAGGCAGGGTTACGCTCGGGATTGCGCTTGCGTCATGTAGAAGCGCGCGGTCGGAGACCCGCCCGTGACGGGGGTGCGTTAGGAGGCCTGCCCATGACCCCGTACGTCTGGTTCCACGGTGCGCCACCCGTCTGGTTCCACGGTGCGCCACCCACGCGTGCCGCGGCCGCCGGTTTCCCGCCGTCGCTCATCATCGCCGTCGTCCTCGCCCTCGCCCTGGCCGCGACCGTCTCGCTGCTGCTGCGCCGCCGCGCTGTCCCGGCCTGACACCCCCGGACAGCGAGCAGCCCGCCACCTTCCTGCCTGTGGTGGCGGGCTGCTGTGCGCCGGGGCTACTCGGCGCCCTGATGCTTGTAGGTGTCGTACGGGTGGGATGCGTGGGTGCCGGACCCGGGCGGGTTGTGGGTCATCCCCGCGTAGTTCTGGTCCAGGTGCGTCGGGCCGCCGGACGTGGCCGTCGCCTGCGCGGCGAGCCACCCGGCGTCGCCGTTCGGGTCGGCGCCGTGCGCTCCCGGCTGGCCCAGCGGCATCCGCGGGGGCAGCTCGTCGCCCTTGGCGTTGTCGCCCGCCGGGTTGAGTTCCTCGGTGGCCATCAGTTCTCCCTCGGTCGGTGACGGCGCTACTGAGTAGCAGGCTACGCCCGTGTGGGTGCCGGCCAGGGGATTGGCGGCGGGTTACTCTCTGGGAATGGCGGTCAAGGCGGGCAAGAACACCGTGTACGTCCGGGACGACGACGTGGCCAGGATCAGCCGGTCCGGGCTGAGCATCATGGGGCTGGCCCGCGAGTCCCTCGACCTCCGCGACCGGCTCACCACGGCGCTGACCCCAGCCGGGGACGGGTGCAGGCACCCGAAGAACATGCGGGACACCAAGAACGGCTCCCGCTGCCGGTGCGGCGCGATCGGCCTCGACCCGAAGTGACCATCACCCTCCCGGTGGCGGGGCCGGTGTCGCCGCTGCTGTCGATCCCCGGTTTGAAGGTGCCGGCGTTCGCGTCGATCCCCGAGTACCACGACACCTTGGGTGACGAGGCGATCGACTTCAACCGGGAAGTGTGCGGGCTGTACCCGGACCCGCAGCAGGAACTCGCCATCAACATCATCTTCGCCCGCGACAAGCGGGGCCGGTCCGCGGCGTTCTCCGCCACGCTGATCGCCGCCCGGCAGATGCTGAAGACCGGCGTGTTCAAGATGGTGGTCCTGCCGTGGCTGTACCTGTTCGAGGAACCGATGATCACCTGGTCCGCGCACCGCGCCGAAACGTCGTTTGCGGCGCAGGAGGACCTGGAGAAGATCATCGACGCGTCCGACACGCTCCGGCGGGCCACCCGCCGGTTCGTCCACGGGAACGGCGCCGAGGCGATCGAAACGGTTTCACGGTGCAAGGTCTCCTTCCGGACCCGGACCAAGACCGGGGGGAAGGGCCTGTCCGCGAACAAGGTGATCCTCGACGAGGCGTTCGCCCTGCAGCCGCTGCACATGGGCGCGTTGCTGCCCACCCTGACCGCTATGCCTGACCCGCAGGTGCTGTACGGGTCGTCGGCGGCGATGGAAGATTCCGTGGTTCTGCACGAGAAGATCGAATCGGGGCGGCCCGGCACCGAACGGGACTGGGGCACCGACCAGCCGCTCCACCGCCTCGTCACCGGGCCGATGGCCGCGGCGTATCTGGAGTGGTGCGCGCCGCCGCCGGAGATCGCCTGCGACGCCGGGACGGCCTGCACCCACGCCCGCACGGCGGCGGGGTGCGGGTGCGACAAGGCGGAATGGCTGCTGCGCGCCAACCCGGCGGTCGGCCCGGCTGAGCTGATCGGCACCCGCGGCGGCCCCCGGTCCACGATGGATTACCTGATCGCCGAACGGAAAGAGCTCCCCGCCCTGGAGTACGCGAGGGAGCGGATGGGGTGGCATGAGAAGGCCCGCGCGGGGGCGTCCCCGATCCCGATGACGATGTGGTACGGGCCGTGCTCGGACCGGGAGTCCACCCCCGCGGCCGGGTCGGCGCTGGCTTTGGCGATCGCGGTGGCCAAGGACAAGTCGATGGCGGCGATCGCGCTGGCCGGGTGGCGGCCGGACGGGCTGCCGCACGGGGAGCTGGTCGAGCACCTGCCCGGCACCGGGTGGCTGATGGACCGGCTGCTGGGGATCGTGGGGCGCCGGAAGCCGTGCTGTGTGGTGATGGACCCCCGCGGGCCGGCGGGCGGGTTCGAGAAGGCGTTGCGCCTCAACGGGTTCCGGACCGTCCCGAAGACCCCGTCGAACGCGTGGATGGTGGACCGGCCGCCGCCGGTAGCCGAGGGGAACCATGTCCTGATGGTGGTGTCGTCGGTGGAGGACGCGCAGGCGTGCAACATGCTGGCCGACCGGGTGATCGAGGGGACGTTCCGGCATCCGGACCAGGGCCCGTTGAACATTGCGGTGCGGGATGCCCGGTCGCGGCCGGTGGGGCAGTCGTGGGCGTGGGATGAGGACACCGGGAAGGACGTCACCCCGGTCAAGGCGGTCACCCTGGCGCAGATCGGGCTCGCCACGTACGGGGCGAAAAGCACGCTGACCCCGTTCGCGATGTTCTGACCGGTACCGTGGGCGCCATGAGTATCGCCCCCGAGGGTGTCGCCCCGACGATCGCGGCTGCCGGCCCGCTCGGCGCCCCTTTCGCCCGCGACTCCACCCACGGCCCCGGTGACCTCGGCCAGCCGCCGGCGATCCGGCTGGCTGAGGTGCTCCGGCTGCAGCCCGGGGACCGGCTGATCATTCACGCCGACGGCACCGTCGGCCTGGGCCCGGGCGGTGCCCACAAGCTAGCCGCCGAAGCCCACGATGCTCTGCGGCTCGGTGAGCTCGGCTTCGACGTGCCGGTGCTGGTGACCGCCCCCGGCCTGCGGATCGAGGTGCTCCGCCCGTGACCACGGACACGATGGAGCTGCACCGGCAGCACATCACCAGCAAAGCCAAGGCGGCCAGGCCCGGCCCGGCCCTGCTGATGCTGCTGACCGGCCTGTTCATGGGGCTGGGGTGGGTGCTGGGCACGCTGGGCGGGGTGCTGTGGTTCTGTGTGGCCTGGGCCTGGTATGCCGCCGCTGAGGGGCTCGTGACGGGCTGGAACTCTAGGCCGCGGGTGACCGCCCCGCCCGGATAAGGAGCCCTGGTGGCAGGGATGGTAGACCGGGTGCGGGGACGGGCCGCATCCCTGTACGGGACCCGAGGCGACACGCCGGCATCGCAGGTGTCGATGCGGGACATGTCGATCTCGCTGGACGAATGGGCCAGCTACTTCAGTTTTGGTGGCTTGACCTATCCGCTGATCCAAACCACGATGGGCAGCGTCGACAAAGAGCGGATTGTCGGCAACGCGATCGCCGCGTTCGAGGGTGTCTCGTCGGTGTTCTCGCTGATCCAGGCGCGGGTGCAGGTGTTCGCGCAGATCCGGTTCCAGTGGACGAGGTTCTCGGGTGCGATGCCCGGTGACCTGTTCGGCACCGACGACCTGCGGGTGCTGGAGAAGCCGTGGCCGAACGGGCACACCGCCCAGCTGCTCGCCAAGATGGAGATCGACAACTCGATCGGCGGCAACGCGTACATTGTGCGGCCGCGGAAGGACCGGCTGGCTAGGTTGCGGCCGGACCTGGTGACGATCTGCCTCGGGTCGGAGTACGACATGGAGTCCCCCGCCGACGCCCCCGACGTGGAGGTCGCCGGGTACGCGTACTTCCCGCGGTCGGGGAAGCCGGAGTGGTTCTGGCCGTGGGAGATCGCCCACTACGCCCCGCTGCCGGACCCGAACTTCCAGTTCCTGGGGCTGTCGTGGATGACGCCGTGCCTGCGGGAGATCCAGGCTGACGCGTTGACCACCGAGCACAAGTACCGGTTCTTCGCGAACGCGGCCACCCCGAACATGGCCATCAAGTTTGACCCGTCCGTCGGGATCGAGCAGGTCAGAGCATTCAAGGAGCTGGTGGAGAACGAGCATAGGGGCGCGTTCAACGCCTACAGGACCTTGTATCTGGGCGGCGGCGCTGACCCGGTGCCGATCGGCACCAACTTGCAGCAACTCGACTTCGCGGTCACCCAAGGGCACGGCGAAGCACGCCTCGCCGCGGCCGCCGGGGTGCCGGCGTCGTGGGTCGGGTTCTCCGAAGGTCTCCAGGGCAGCAGCCTGAACGCGGGGAACTTCAACGCCCAGCGCCGCCGGCTGATGGACGGCACGATGCCGCACCTGTGGACCGCCGCCGCGAACGCTCTCGAAGCGGTGGTGCCGCCGCCGGACTCCCACGCGAACCTGTGGTACGACACGCGGATCCCGCCGATGCGGGAAGACGCCCAGGACATCGCGACGATCCAGCAGCTGCAGTCGCAGGTGATCTCCGCGTATGTGATGCAGGGGTTCACGCCGGAGTCGGCGGTCAAGGCGGTCGCGAACAACGACATCAGCCTGCTGAAGCATTCGGGGGCGATGTCGGTGCAGCTGCATAAGCCCGGTGAGGGGCCGCTGCCGCTGGCCTCCGGGAACGGCGCCAAGCCGAAAGCCGGGGCGGGCGCCGCGAACGGCAACTCGGCCACCGGCGGCGGGGGATCTCAGTCAGCCACCGGGTAGAGAGCGGTCAGAGATCCTCATCCGGGTCATGGTCCGCCACTGGGCCCGCTGGGTTGGTCAGCGCGTAAATCCGCTCGTCAGCGAAGTACGTCACCTCGATCATCACCGCCTGCGCAGGGCGGGCCCGGATCACGATCTCGCTGATCCGGTTCCGGTCGTGGACGATCCCGGCCGCTTCGAGCGCCTCCGTGAACGACCAGGGCGTGACGGTCCGGGGGTTGTCGTTAGTGGCCATGCCCCCTGATCCTGCCGGATGTACCGGCGTGCCCGGCCTGGTTTCCGGTGTTCAGCGGGGCACGGCGGTACGGTGGTGGCCAGCGGCGGGCAGCCAGCGACCTGTAAGCGGGAAGGGCGCATGACAGCCTCGGACACGCGGCGGGTCCGCCGGGCGCTCGACGGTGACCGTACCGTCACGGCCACGCGGGCTTTCCCGCTTGATGACATCCGGGTCCTGAGCCGGGCGCAAGGCGGTGACGGCCGCACCGTTGAGGCGTACGCGGCGGTGTTCCTGCGGCCCACCGAGATCATGGACCAGGACGGCCACTACAACGAGCAGATCGACCCGCACGGGTTCGACAAGACGTTGCAGCAGCGCCGCAAGCAGGTGTTCTGCGTCTACAACCACGCCAAGAGCCTGGGCGGCACCCCGTCGGACATGTGGTCGGTGCCGGTCGGGACGCCGCTGCCCGGCAACGAGGGGATCCGCGCTGACGCCAGGGGGCTGCTGACCGTCACCCGGTACAACACCGACCCGGCCTCAGACCGGATCCTGGAAGCGATCAAATCCGGGTCGCTGACCGGGATGTCGTTCACCGGGGTGTTCCTCCGCTCCGACCCGGAGCTGACCGGCCCGTGGGCGGAGTACGGCCCGAACCGGATGGGTGAGCTGCCGCTGGTGAACCGCTTGGAGATCGCCCTGATCGAGTACGGCGCCACCCCGATCCCGGCCTATGAGGACGCGATGATCGTCGGGGTCCGGAACCGGGATCCGGAGCGGGAGTCGATCCGGATCCTGACGCCCGACGTGATCCGCGCCATGGACGGGCAGCACGCTGAGTCCGCGCAGGACGACGCCGCCCGGGCGCTGACCATGGGTGACGGGCCCCGGCTGACGCCGCAGCAGGGGCAGGAACCGTCGGGGGTCATCCACCCCGACGTGAAGGCCACCCCGGCGCACAAGGCTGGCACGCTGGTCACTCCCGACGACCCGCACGAGGCCAAATGGGATTCGCAGCAATGGCTGAACGGGATGACGTTCCCCGCCGACCTGCAGCACATGCATTCGGTGTATGCGCTGTATGACACGTCGGGGCAGTTCGCGGACGGGACGTTCCCCCGGACGGCGGGGTACCTGCCGCACCACGTGGTCGACGGTGACGGGCGGCCCGGCGCGGCGCACCCGGACGCGGTGCAGGAGGCGCTGGACAAGCTGGATGTGCTGCCCGTCACCGACGAGGCTAAGGCGGCCGCGCGGAAGCACCTGGAGGGTCACATGGCCGAGGACGACACCGCCGACTCCGAGGTTGATGTCACCCACGGGCCGTCGTCGAACGCGACGAACGGGTCCGGCACCGGTCAGCTGGCCTCGGTCGTACCGACCTCGAGCTCCGTCCGCGACGACGAAACCGCCGAGCACGAGCGCGCCGAGGACGAGGACGCTGGCGGACAGGCGCGGACAGATCAGGACACGCAGGCCGAGGATGAGCAGCACCAGCGCGCCGACACCTGGACCGGGCAGATGCGCGCGGCCGACGAGTACGCCCAGGCGGTGCTGGAGGTTACCGGGGACGGCCCCGCGGCTGCCAACGCGGGCCTGCGTCTGCTGATGGGCCTGGTGGCGGGCCGGTCATTTGACCCGGACCATGACGGCGACAACGACGCCACCGCAGCCGGCGACACCGACCACGACTACTGGGACGCCGACGGGACCCAGAAGAAGGCGGTCCCCGGCAAGCCGATGGAGAGCCGCGGCGGTGACGCGCCCGGCGACGGCTCCAAGCCCTACGGGAACGTCAAGTACGCCGACAACGGGCTGCAGGAAGACGGCAAGAAGCGGTACCCGCTCGACACCGACGAGCACATCAAATCCGCCTGGGAGTTCATCAACGAGGAGAAGAACGCGGCGAAGTACAAGCCGGCGGACCTGGCCACGGTCAAGGCCGCGATCAAAGCCGCGATGAAGGGACACGGCCACGACGTTTCCGAAGACGACACGTCTGGTGATAAAAAGAGCACCAGCAGTTCCGGCAGGCAGCCCGCCACCCAGGACTCCACGGAGCGATCCGGGAGCACCGAGGGTACGGACCCGCCAGAGCCTGAGACTGCGACTGATGACGCCGCGCCGCGCCAAGATGCGCACCCGGCTCCCGACAGCAACGCCACACGCACCACTGGGAGTACGGCTATGGACGGCCCGATGAAGGTCGCAGAACGCAAGCAGCGCCTCGAGGAGATCCGGGACCGGATGAAGGTCCTGCACGCCCTCGCCCCGGACGGGGACCTGCCCGCGGAGTTCACCGCGGAGTGGACGTCCCTGTCGGAGGAGATGACCCGGCACGACACGGCGATCAAGGACGCCGCCACCAGGGCCGCGATGGTCGCCTCCTTCACCAGCAAGGAAGGCGCCCCGGACCCGGCCGCCACCGAGGGGACCGGCAACACCGCCGGGTTCACCGGCGGCCAGGAAGGTGGCCAGGAAGGCGCCCCCGCGCACCGTAACGGCAGCAACGGTGACCGGGGGACCCCGCAGTTCATGCGGCGCCCTGGCCGGTCGGACCGGGACATGGCCTGGTACGACCCGGGCCTGATCGCGATGCGGGCCGGTGACATGACTCAGGCCCGCACCCAGCTCCGCGACCGCGCCATGTACGTGCTGGAGGAAGGGTCCTTCCCCGCCGCGGGCAGGGTGCCGCACAACCGGCCCGAGGACGGCCGGATGTCCAACCTGACGGTGGAGGACTGCCAGAGCCGGGTCTCGCAGCTGCTCGACTCGATCGACGGGCCGCAGAAGAACGGTGAGGGCGGCGGGGTCCTGGCCCGCAGGATCATCGCGACCGGCAACCCGGTCTATGAGGACGCGTTCGGGTTGTGCCTGGAGCGGCTCTCGTCCGTGGGCCTGACCGAGGCGCAGTCCCGTGCCCTCGCGCTGGGTGTCGACCCGTTCGGTGGTTACGCGGTCCCCTACCAGCTGGACCCGACGATCATCCTCACCTCCAATGGTGCGATCAACCCGATCCGGCAGCTCGCCCGGGTCGAGACGATCACAGGCAAGGAATGGGATGGCGTCACCTCCGCCGGCGTCGTGGTGTCGAGGGCGGCTGAAGGTGCTGAGGTCGGCACCGGCGACGCCCAGCTGGTCCAGCCCACGGTGCGCACCACCCGGGTGCAGGGTTTCGTGCCGTTCTCCGTGGAACTGGACGTCTCCTGGGGTGCCCTCCGCAGTCAGATGACCGGCCTGCTGATGGACGCCAAGGACGTCGAGGAAGCCACCTCGTTCATCACCGGGAACGGGGTCGCCCCCAACGTCAACGGCCTGGTCTACTCCGTGTCGTCGCAGTCCGCATCGGTAGGAACCGCCTCCACCGTCTACACCGCCGGGACGGGCGCCCTAGCGGTGGCCGACCTGTACTCGCTGGAAAACGCGATGGCCCCCCGGTTCCGGCAGCAGTCCGGGTACCTGGCCTCCCGGACGATTTACAACAAGTTCCGGCAGCTGTTCCAGGCCCTCGCGTCGGCCGCGTTCGACTCCTGGGTGCGCCCGTCCGCTGGGCAGCCGGCCACCTTCAACGGCTACCCGGCTTATGAAGTGTCGTCGATGACCGGGACGATCGCGTCGGGGCAGTACGCGATGCTGCAGGGCGACTTCAAGCAGTACATCATCGTCGACCGGGTCGGGATGGGGATCGAGTTGATCCCGCATCTGTTCGGGCCGACGAACAGGTACCCGACAGGTCAAAGGGGCATCCTGGCGATCTGGTTTAACAACGGCCAGCTGCTCGCCGCGAACGCGTTCCGGCTGCTCGAGATCACCTAGGATTTCCGCCGCCGCGCTGCGGCATGCGGAACGAAAACCGTCCCCCGGACCCGGAGGTAAACGCCCGTCACGTTCCGGGTCCGGGGGCGGCTCGCTAGGGTGTAGATGGGGTGACCAGGGTTGCTGCGGGGTATCGCCAAGGACCTGACCGCCGGGAAACCGGCCCGGCTGGTCACCGCCGGCCCGGACGACGTCCACATCTGGGTCGGGATCGGCACCTACGGCGCGACCGGTGTGTCCGGCGGCCCGAACTTTTACGTCGGCGGCCCGAAGATCAAGACCGAGCTGGGGCATCTGGAGTCGGGGAACACGTGGGAGTCGGACCTGGAGGAAGGCGAGGAGGTGTGGGTGCTGCTCGCCGAGGAACTCCCGTTCGCGACGACCTGGCGGATCTCCGCCACCGTCCGGTCCGTCTCCAGCCGGAACGGCGGCCGCCACGCCGCCCAGGACCCCGCCCCGCAGTTACGTGTATGCCATAACGGAATACGCGTAACGAATATCTGAAACAAAGTTACAGATATTCACGGCATCGCGGCGGCGGCGATGCACAGCAGCCCGGCTGGCGGGACCCACCAGGGGACCGGTGTCCCGTCTGCGCCGCCGGCCAGCCACAGGGCGGCCAGCACCACCCCGGCGATCGTCGCAGCCCATCGCAGCGTCCTGTGCTCCATGTGATCGGCTCCGTCCCCGCCCGCCAGCCTGGTGATACCCGTTGGTAAGTAAGTAAACGGCACAGCCGCGCCGCGCGTATGTAAGTAAGGTTCCGCGGGGAGGCGCGCAGCAGCGGACTTCTAGGGGTTTGCCGACCTGCATTCCGGCCGTGAAGCCGACCCCTGTCAGCGGCCGGGCGCGCCTCCACCCCCGCTGACCTGCCCGGCCCTAGACTCCCGCGTGTCCCCAAGGTGACGGGAGAACCATGGATCAGAAACCGAGCGTCTGCCGGGCCGTGCATTACGTCTCCTACGGCACCCCAGGCGGCGAGTACACCAGCGAATGCCGGGCCGCGACGATCACCGAGGTGCCGGAGCTGCTGCTGGCCGAGGACACCACCGGCGGCCAGGTCCCGGTCGGGTTGTGCGTCATGAACCCGACCGGGCTGTTCTTCATCCGGTCGGTCCCCTATGACGGCTCCGCGGCACCGGCGGGCGGCACCTGGCACTGGCCGGAGCGGGTGTGACCCGCTGGCTGCTGCACGGTAATTACCCCGACGTCGGGTCCGGGTACGGGACGCAGCTGGGGTACCTGGCGGAGATGCTCGCCGGCCTGTACGGGCGGGAGAACATCGCGATCTCCGCGTTCCACGGGATCTCCGGGTTCGTGTCCGACCCGGCCAAGGGCGGCGGGTGGCACGGGATGCGGGTGTACCCGGTGGGGCAGGACGCCTACGGCGGTGACATCGTCGGGATGCACGGCACCCACTTCAAAGCGGACATCATCTTGTCGCTGATGGACAACTGGGCGCTGCACCATCAGACGCTGGTCGGGAAGCGCCATGTGGCGTGGATGCCGATCGACTGCTCCAACCCGGACGTCCCCGCGATGTCCCTCGGGCTGCATGACACGAACCGGCTGCTGGCCAACCCGGGGACGGTGGTGCTGGCCATGTCGCAGTTCGGGTACGACGTTATGCAGGAGGCCCGGAAGGCGCTGCTGCTGCCCAACCCGGTGTTCTACGTGCCCCACATGATCGACACGGGCACGTTCCGGCCCGTCGACCCGGCCACCCGCGGCGCGATCCGGAAGGGCTTGAAGATCGACGACCGGTTCGCGGTCCTGACCATCGCCGCGAACCGGGATAAGTCCCGGAAGAACTACGCGCACATGGCCCGGGCGGTGCTACGCGCGTTGAAGGGTGACCCGCGGCGCCAGATCCCGGCGTGCCCGGACCTGATCTGGATCCTGCACACCGAGGAGTCCAACCCCCGCGGCCACGACCTGAAGATGCAGTTCGACCGGGTGGGGCTGCCGAAGACGGCGTACCGGTTCTCCGCGCAGTACCCGCAGGCGATCGGGGAGATCGAGGACTGGCGGCTGGCCGGGACGATGGCCGCCGCCGACGTCGGGTTCCAGGCGTCCCTGGCCGAGGGGTTCGGCCTGCCGAACGCCGAAGAAATGAGTTGCGGGACCCCTGTCATAGCGACGGCCGGGTCCGCGATGACCGAGGTCGTCGGCAAAGGCGGCTGGCTGGTCAAGGGGCAGCCGCACTGGGCGACCGGCCACGAATCCTACTGGGTGGAACCGGACCACGACGGCATGGTGCGGGCGTTGCGGGACGCCTATGCCAAGGGCCGCTCCTACCAGGCGAAGAAAGCCGCCGCCCGCCCCCACATCGAGCAGAATTACGCCCTGGATGTGGTGCGGGACACCCACTGGGCGCCCACCCTGAAATCCCTCCACGACCACTTCGGGTTGCCAGATGACCGCCGCCAGATCATCGCGGACTAATAAAACTAATAACCCGCCGTTGTGGTCGATCCTGATTGCGACGCTGGCGTCGCGCCGGGACCGCCTCGCCGAGCTGCTCGGGGTGCTGCTGCCGCAGTGCGACGCTGACGGGCGGGTTGAGGTGATCGCCTGCTGGGACAACGGGGAGCGTTCCCTGGCCAGCAAACGGCAGGCGCTCCTCGCTGAGGCCGCCGGCACCTGGGTGTCGTATTGCGATGACGACGACATGGTCGACGGCGAGTTCGTCCGCGAGGTGACCGCGGTGATGCTGCCCGCCGCCCCCGACATGGTGGCGTTCCGGCACGCCTATTACGTCGACGGGCACCTGAACGCCACGATCGTGACCGGCCTGCAGTACGGGCAGCCCCGCACGGACGGCGGGGAGATCATCCGGCCGGTCACCCACATCCAGCCGATCCGCCGGGTGCTGACCGCGGGGGTGTCGTTCGGCCGGTCGGACATGGGGGAGGACCGGGCCTATGTGCTGCAGGTGTGGCCGCGGCTGAAAACCCAGATGGACGCGGGGGATGGCCGGCCCCTGTATCACTACCGGCACAACCCCAACGATTCTGTCCAGCGGGCCCTGGCGCCGCATACGGGCCTGGCCAGGCTGGATGTCACCTCACCCTGTTTCCGATGGATCGAGGCCTCATGAACCGGCTGCCGTTGACGTTGCTGGATGACTACCGGGAGCGGCTCACCGACCCGGGCACCGAGCGGGAACCGAACGACATCAAGGATGAGATGCCGTACCTGCTGGGTGCGGCGTCGGGGTACACCAAGTGCCGGGTGCTGGAGCTCGGGGTGCGGACGGGCCGGTCGACGTCGGCGTTCCTGACCGCGGCCGCCCGGACCGGCGGGCATGTGTGGTCCGTTGACGTGAACGAGCCGGTGGTCCCGGCGCAGTGGGCCGACAGCGGGTACTGGACGTTCAAACGGGCCAGCGACATGGATGTGGTTCCCGAGATCGAGGGGTGGCCCGCCTCGTACCACGTGCTGTTCATCGACACGTCCCACCAGCGGGCCCACACCCTGGCTGAGCTGCGGAAGTTCGTGCCGTACGTGGAGCCCGGCGGGGTGGTGCTGTGCCACGACACCAAGCTCCCCGGCCGTGAGGTGGCCTTGGCCCTCGACGAGTTCTGCGGCGACTACCACCAGCAGGCGCGGGAGATGCCGTGGCGGCCGGGGCTGTTCACCCCACCGGAGGCCAGGTGGATGGAGCGGGGCGGCTGGTGCGGCCTCGGCGTCCTGGAGAAGCCGAATGGTTGAGGTGGCCGGGGCGTCCGGGTCGGGGATTTCCGCCGCCCCCGTCCTGCTGGTCTGCCCCACCCGCGCCCGGGCCGGGAACGCGAGGCGGCTGATCGACACGTGGGGCCGCACCGGTGTGTGCTCGGACCTGATCTTCTGCGTCGACGACGACGACCCTCAACTGCCCGCCTACCGGGCCCTGATGGGTGAGCGGATGTTTCACCGGGGGGTTGTGACGTGGCTGCGCGGGCCGCGGATGTCGTTGTGCGGCTGGACCGACCTGGTGGCCGCCGAATACGCGCCCCGGTACCAGGCGCTCATGTCGATCGGTGATGACCACGTCCCCGAAACCGGCGCGTTCGACCTGAAGCTGTACGACGCCGCCGCCATCGACGGCGGCGGGTTCGCCTATGGCGACGACGGGGTCCAGCATGAGAACCTGCCGACCGCCTGCCTGATCACCACCAACATCCTCCGCGCTTTGGCCGGCCCGGACGGCAAGCCGAGGATGTGCCTGCCCGGCGCCAGGCACATGTTCACCGACGCGTACTGGCGGGACCTGGCCGCCGCCGCCGGGTGCCGCTACTACCTGCCGCACGTGTCGGTGCGTCACCTGCATCACATCACCCGCGCGTCGGTCCGGGACCAGACCTACCTCGACGGGGAAGCGTCCTGGGCTGCTGATGAGGCCGTGTACCGGGCGTGGCTAGCCGACCGGATCGGGTTCGACGCCACCATCGTCAAGGAGGTTATCGGACAGTGATTTGGGACACCGTGATGTACCGGGATGAAGACGCGATGCTCGAGGTGCGCCTCGAAGCGTGCAGCGGGTTCGACGTCACCCACGTGCTGACCGAGGCCCCCTGGACCCACCGGGGGATCCCGAAGCCGCTGCACTTCGCTGAGTGCCTGCAAGGCACCCCGGAAACGAACGCCGCCTACCTCAAAGAACTGCGGATCGCCCACATCGTCGACGACTGGCAGCCCGACGTGTACCCGTGGGTGAACGAGCATCACCAGCGGAACCGGGCGTGGCCGCTGATCGACTCGGCCGCCGATGATGATGACTGGGTGCTGATCTGCGACCTGGACGAGATCCCCTCCCCGGAGCTGCTCGGATGGCTGGCCAAGTACCCGGGCCGGTTCGGGCCGGTGTTCCAGGTGCCGATGCGGACATACCTGTTCGCCGTCGACTGGGCGGCCGGTGTCCTGCCAACCTGCGTGGTCGCCGCGGCCGGGTGGCTGCGGGAGCAGGCGAAGGACGGCAACTACCTCGCGGAGGTCCGGGACAGCCGCTCCCGGTGGGAGACGGTCCACGTGTTC